GGTGCGTTTGTGTAGGTGACGGTTACTTCGCCGCCGTTGGCCATCAAGTTGTATGGTTGCATCTCAACCCAGCCTTCGTTGCAGCCTGAGAAGCCTTCGCCGTTCATGTTGCCACTCATGCAGATTATGTTGCTAGTAGTCCAACCGTCGTCTGCGCCGCTGCCACCTGCTGACCATGCGACTGACCCCTGCAAGATGCAGATGCCGTCTTGATACCAGCGCATTGCGTTAGTGATGTTTGTGTCGCCCGGTCCAAAGCCCAAACTAGTTGACGCACCCGCTACGGCTTCTGCGGTTGCCCCGTTAGATGACTGCACACGCAGATCATATTTTGTTTGATTATGTATGTTAAATGTGACTGGTCCCATTTTGTTTCTCCTTAACCTAGTAGTAGTTGTGCTTCGAATGCCGATAGTCCGAGTTTGTCTAACACGGCTTGTCGTGCAACTTGTTTAGCATTTTCGGCTTCGGTTTGCGCTTTTGCTTCGGCTTGCACTAATTCAATTCGTGCAACTTCCTCTGCGGTAGCGTCACGAACTAGATCATCTATTTGCACTTTGTAAGTTGTCATATAGTCCTAACTGTTTTGGTATCCGTAAACGCGAATAGTGCCGCCAGTAGCCGTACCGCCAACCATTGTAATTGTGAACGCTGTGAAAGATGTTGACGCGTTATGGTAGCCACCGCCTAAAGCCGTGTGACCTGAACTTATTGAAAATACTGAATGCACCGTAAAAATTGTGCGACTGGCTGCAAACGGATTAAACACATTCATATCCATATGCAAAACATCTACTGAACCCCACATCGCATTACCCACACTATTTTGTGCAGCGCCGCTATTATCTGGCGTGTTGTTGTTGTGAACAAAACTTCGCGCATAGCCGCTGTAATAATCTGTGGCAGCCGCGCCAAAAATTAAGTTGCCTTGAATAGATGTTGAACCTGCGCCGCCTGAAACAATTATTCTATAATTTGCGTAAGTTGCCGAAAAACAATTAGACACCGTCACACTTGATACGGCTGACCCGATGGTTTGTGCAGTAATTAAAGTTAAACCGCTCGACGACGCTGCTACGCCGTCGGCCTGAAACACGCTGACACCTGCCGAAGTAAAATACAAAGTACCGCCAGCATTTTGCACCAGCGCCAAAGTGCCAGTAGTTGACACCGTAGCCGTACCAGCCGTCACCGTACACACGCCAGCACCGATATTAAGTATTGTTAGCGTGTCGCCAGCGCTAAACAACGAAGTATTTACCGTAATTGTCGTGGCGCTGGCCGAGTTCATGACTATCTTTGTGCCTTTATCGGCAGCAACCAGCGTGTAACTAGCAGTCTTAGTGCTAACCGTTTGGTTATAGTCGTTGCCCTGCAACGCGTTCATTTGCGCTGCCGTCAGAATTGTGTCTGCGACGAATGTTTGTATTGCCATAAGTTCTCCTAACCTAGTGCATTATTTGTTGAAAGTGTGCCATATGTAATTGAGTCAAGTATGAAAGCATTTAGCACGATCGTGTTGCTGGTGTAAACCGTGACCCGGTGACCTGATGCCACATTTATGTCATGATCAACACCTTCGACTGCCAGCGCTTGCGTCACAGACAACGGTGTGCCACTCGTAAACGACTTAGTTAAAGACACCGTGCCACCAATATCTATAATCGCCAACGCATCTTTCTGCGGGTCAGTCAATGACGCAAATGTGCTTGACATAGAAGTAAAGCGTGGTGTCGGTATCGGGTCTAACAGATAGTCGGCCAGCGTCAAAGCCTGTGCGTTTGTTGATAGCAGACTGTCCGTAATTGATTTTGATTGCACAAAGTATTCTGATATAGATGCCGCGTCGGTCGCTGTTTGCGGTGCGCCACCAGACTCGATTTCTACGGTCGCAGAGTTGATGACTGCCTGCTGGTCAAATTCGACACCGAGAACATCATATTTTGTGTTAGCGCCAACATCGCTAAACTCTACGGTTGACGGCACAAGTGTGTCACCAATACGATTTTGGAATACAAGCGTGCCTTCACGGTCAACAAAAATGCGACCCTGCTCAGCGTCTTGAATACGGTTTGCATACTGGTTAGCGTTCGCAGATTCCGTGATCGTAAACGCGCCCAGCGTCGCTACTGGTGACGCAGTGATATCAGTCGTGCCGGTATACGGAATGAGTGCGAGCATTGCTGTCAATCGAGCGCTAGAAGTTTGCTCAACAGTGACTGTCTCTGGTAGTGCTGCCTGTGCGAGCGTGTAAATGTCATCAGCACAAGACACCGTGTATTGTGTCTGACCGCCTAACACATATTGTTGTGCATACGAAACAACTTTGCCAACAAATAGATATTCGCCGTCACGACTTAACCTGATTGGTCGTAACGGCCCTAAACCAGGCTGGTCGGTTGATGTGTTGTAATAAATTGACGAAGTGTTAAATGGGTCAAGCGCACGGTCGTTGTTTGTTTGTTGCATTGACACAACCATTTGCCCTGCACCAAACGCGTCGACTACTTGTTTACGGCCGCGAGTAATGTTTATGTCGTTAGCAAATGTTGTGATGTCTTGAAAGTCCTCGCCGTTGCCATCTAAAACTTGTGGCCCGTCTAACTCGCTTTCGTCAAGCACAAATGCTTCTGCGTCAAAGCCTGTGCCCAATTCAAGTAGGTAACTTCCGCCAGTGATTAGCGTTGCTGCCATTAAGCCGCCAGTGCGTTTAGTGGTCCGTAAACCTGTTTGTAGTTCAGTAGCGCGTTGTAGACGGCTTGACCGATTTGTGGTCCTGTTGATATTCCGCCGTTGACATTTATTGTGATGCCACCAACACCGCCACCACGACCTAACGGCACAATTGCTTCAGGCCCTTTTTCGCCAACCATTGCCAAAGTAGGTCGAGTCACAATGCCACCATCAGCGAAACCAGGAATTTTACCGACAAGACCGCCAATAGCACTAACACCAGGAATTTTGCCCATAATGCGTACCAGATCGGCAACTAACCCGATTGCTGCTTTGACAGGGTTAATAATTCCGTTAGTAAACCCATCGCCAACAATTCGCAACGCAGCAGTAACCGCACCAAATTTGTTTTCTAAAATTATTAAAGCGGCAACTATTGCAGCGACAGCAATCACCACTAAAACAATTGGGTTTGCTGACATAACAAAATTAAACAATGCTGTTGCTGCGGCTGCTGCTTTAGTTGTTGCCGTATAAATTTTCATACCGATATTAGCGACAATGATTGCTGCCGCTAACGCTGCAACAACACCGATAACAATAACCATCACTTGCTGATTGCCTGCCAACACACCAGTAAATTGACTGAAAAAACCAACCGCTGCTGTAACTATTGGCAATAAAACTTGACCTAAATTTGCTTGCAAGTCTTTCATTTGCGCCGTCAGAATCCGTTGACTATTTGCAAGTCCGTCACTGGTTCTAGCAAAATCTCCTTGAGCGTCTTTAGTTGCGTTCATGATCAACGACTGTGTAGCCAATGTTTTTTGTTGTGCAGTTAATTTGTCATTAGTGCCCTCAACTTCTGAGTTCAGTCGAGCCTCTGCGTCTGATAATGCGAGCGCAGATTTTTGCGCTTCAATTGAGCCTTCACCATATTTTTTTAAAGTTTCGTTATGTTTCTCAAATGCGATATTTGCTTTCGCTGTTGCACGCGCCAAATCGTCTGAATTAACTGTTGTTGTTACTAGACCCATTCGCAGTGCTTCTGCTGCAATTGCATCAGCCGATAACAAAACGCCAAATTTTCGCAAAGGTTCTGATTCGCCACGCAACGCCGCACCGAGCGCGTCAATCGCTTCCTGTGGTGTGCTGTTATTAAATGACGATAAATCTGATGCAAGTTTTGTGAAGTCGGTGCTAAATCCTGCTAATTCTTGACCGCTTAACCCGGCTGCTTTGCCGAATGTGCCAAAGGTTGCTGCTGCGTCTAACGCTTGCTGTTTAGTCTGACCGAGTGTTGTGGCAGCAGTGTCAGCAAATGTAAATAGTGCTTTGTCGGCGTCACCAAAAATGACACTGGTTTTGCTTATTGTTTCGTTGAGATCGCTGGCGGCGCTGATTGCTGGCATAGCAGCAGCCGCTAAACCGCCAAGCACTGCTACTGCTGGCACAAATGCTTTTTTCAACGCAAACGCCGTTTTGGCTGACGCGCCTTCAAGTGATTTAAATTCTGCGATTGCTTTGTCAAACCCTTTCGAGTCGAGTGACGAAATGATTGGAATGTTAATTGCCATAATTTGTCTGCATGTTTCTGTTTAGTTTTGTCATGACTCGTTCTACTATTTGCATCACTTCGTGTTCTACTTCGCTTCGGTTGCGTTCCACTGCGATATCAATTGCGCGTGGCGCTAAACCTTCTTGCATGTTTAAATTGGCGACAAATGCGGTGTCACTTGATCTAATACCAGCGTGATCGTAGATAGCACCGGCTGCATCTTTTTGTTGTATCACCATCAACTGATATGGCGTGCCTTTAAAAAACACTTTGTCTTTGCCAGCAAATTCAACGACTCGATCTTTGCGCGCCGATTGACCGACCTTTATTTTAAAACCGCCTCGCGCTTTCTCGTTTGTCCATCGCACTTCACGGCCTTTAATTAGTGAGCCTCGAACCATGCCAGATAGCGGTGCGCCATTGCCCTTGCTGTTATTAAATGATGGTATTAGTTGGCGTGCTGTCGTAATAATTTTGACACCAGCGTGTTGAATGTCTTTAGTGATCTGTTTGCGGTACACCTTGTCAAATGAGTTAAGTTCAGCCAGCGCTTCTTTAATGCCGTGTATCTCAGGAATTACATAATCGACAGGCATTAGCGTTGCTTGCGATCTTTGTTGATCATCTCAATGACCGTGTTCATGTCATCTAATTCAAATGTGATCTCTGACGGCCAGAATCCTGTTGCCACAAGTATCTGCGCTAATCCGTAGCGGTATGACCCGCGTCTACTTTTGGGTCGTTTTGGCCTACCACTTCTAAATCTTTAATTGACCTGATGTAATCGTCAAGTAATGCCGGGACTGTTATTCCTTGTGATCGTGACGCTTCGTATGCCATGTACGACAAATCCTCAATGCCAATGCCTTCGCTGATCTGTGATGCTTTGCGTTTGTATTTGCGTTCCCACATAACAATGGTCATCATGTTTGTGGTAACAATTTCGGTTTTGTCTTCGAATGTGACTTTTAATGTTAGTTGCATATTGCCTCTCGGTCCGGCGTTTGTAAACGCGGCTTGTTTTGTTTCGTTCTCAGCGGCCAAAGCCGCTGCATTATGTTGTCGTCTTTGTTAAAACGCCGCCAGTAAATGTGAGCGTGATAGTTGACAATTCGCCAAGCGATGCGTTAATTGGCGTGTGAGATTCCAAATACGCCCCAACTAAAGTATAAAACGGGTTTGTGCTGCTCACTGACCCTGACGCTGGTGCGACAACAAGTGTGGTCACAACGCCAACCAAACCAAAGATTGTTGCTTCTGTTTCTGACGCTGCATACGACTGATACAACTCAACTTCAATGCTGTTGTTTTGTAACGATGTGACTGCTGAGCCACCAAATTTGCGTGCCGTGTCTCCGAACGCAGTTGTCTCTAACTGCTCGTACACATAGTTTACAACCGCTGATGTGCACTGATCTTGTAACGCAACCGAGTTGATCGTCACATTTGGATTTGAAAGATAAACCGTTGTTGCCATGTCGTTACTCCTCTGAGTCTGTAGTTATAGTTTTAGCAGATTTTGTTGCCTTTAATGGTGATAGGTGACCAGACTCAACTAGAAACAATAAGTCGATAGTCAGGTCGCCTAGATCGGCTGCCTTGATGATGTCGCCTCGACTGTGCCCGTTAAGCCTGTTGCTGGTAACAATGTAATCGGTCATGTTTGCTTTCATTGTGTTTG